CCGCTGTGGCAAATCGGAAGCAATTGCCATGCCATGGTGATGCACTTCCCAGATGCCCCAGCGCGGGGGTATACTCGGTACTAGGCACCATCACGCATTCTGATGGGCGGGCGGCATTGTGATATATGTGTCTGCGAGACTCAGGTGGTGGTGCCCTAGCGCGCAAGCGAAGCGCGGGGTATAATCGCTTCATGCCACCATCATCAGCAGCGGGGCCAAGCCCAGCAGCACAGGGCGAAGTGGTAGGAGACCGGCTGGCGACAGCGTAGACAGATCATCACACATACTCCCTCAGCTGGAGCCCGAGATGGAACGTATACAGCGGAGGGATGGCTTGCGACATTTCATCGGTCGACATCCAGTCGATGCCCATCGCGTGGGCCCATATCTCGCGCTGCGTCTGGCCCTTGAAGTGTGAGCCATCACCGCGGCCATACACGTACACGATGCCGCGTCGGACCTCACTGCCCCGTCCGTTCGGCCGCTGGATGTAGCGGAGGTCCAGGTCTTGCCACGTATGCCAGCAAGGCACTCCCTCCAGCTCGCAGTTGCTCTCGAACAGCCTGTGCCGTTGGACGCGGAGCCCGAGCCCACTCCCGCAAATCTGCACCGGCTTGATCATCGGAGCGCCGGGCACGTTCTCAATGATGTACGGCAGCCCAGTCTCCTCAAACACCCAGCGCGTGTATTCAACCAGCTTCGGGTGCGCCTTCGTGGTGAGCGTCTTCGAGATGCTGTAGCCCTTGCACGGAGGGCTCCCAGCGATGGCGTCGAAGTTGCGCCCGATCCGCGCAATCTGCTTGTCGCTGAGCTTCGTGATGTCATACTGGTAGAATCGCTTGGGCCAAGGGAAGCTGGGCTGCGGCTCGATGTCGGACCCCCACACCTCGAATCCTGCCATATGGTAGCCCATCGAGGTGCCACCTGCCTTACAGCACCAGTCGAGCAATTTAAGCCGTCGCCTCATACCCCTAGTCTACCGCGTCCGCGTCCGCTATACTAGCGCTATGCCACCTTCACAAGCAGCAGGCCCGGGGCCATCTCTGCCTCAGATCAACGCCATGATCGCCGCCGCGCGGAGCTACATCCATTTCACTACGCCACCTGCGAGCGGACACAATGATCACCAGGTCCTATTCTGGGCCGTCGGCAGTGACAATGCCACGGTGGTTCCGTATATCGCCAGCACTGATGATGCCAAGACGGTCATCCCGGCCAATTCCGTCTCTGCCGACTACATCATCCTCAACCCATACAGCGAGTGCGAAATCTGCGTTAGGCCACCACAATGACGCCATGGCTCGATATAGCCAATAACGCTATCGACGCATACCGAGCTCAGCAGCAGGCTCCCGAGCTAGCTGTGCTACTCGCGTTCATAGACTCTACAGAGCCCAGGTCCGTTCTCGAAATTGGATCAGCAGACGGAGGGCTCGCCTGGGCCATCATGCAGATTGCGTCGGTATCAATGCTCGTAACGATCGACAAGACGGTAACTAGAGGGCATCAGCAAGTATGCGATCTTTTCCCCGCTCGGATTCTGGCTATCTATGGAGACTCCACGGACGAGAAGATCATCCACCATGCAATGGCAGAGGGCGATTACGATGTCGTGATCATCGACGGAGGTCATGATTGGAGGACGGCATCATCAGACTGGAATAGCTACGCATCAATGGCCAAGTCAGGAGGGCTGGTAGTAGTCCATGACACGCAAGGGTATCACAACTTCAGGGACTTTGATGTTCCTACGATGTGGGCGACTGTCAGGAAGCGAGCTAAGTCAGTGGACCTGGTATCAATGCCGGGGGTCGAAGCAGGCACCGGCATTGTATGGGCTGGTGAAGGCGAATGGTGGGATGTTCTATGAGCAAGCATGAAGGCGTCATGATCGGCTACGTCAGGCCATTGATGGTTCATGGCGAATTCATGGAGGCTCTCTTCGTTGAGGCCAACCGAGCTAAGGCTAAGGTCCACGGCATGTGGTCCGAACCATACGTGGACGCCGCGCGGAACAGGGTTGTGGAGTTCTTCATGGCCAGCGACTGCGAATGGTTCCTCTCGGTCGATACCGACATCATCCTGCCTGACCTAGTGGTTCAGAGGCTAATGGCGCGGAGGCAGTCTCTTGTAGGCGCGCTCATCTATGTAGATGCAGACCCCATTTTCCCGCAGATATACAGCAAGATAGCTGACTTCGGATTCGGTGGGATGGGCCAGTACGTTGTCAATGAGGCGTGGAACCCCGGCGAGCTGGTCAAGGCTGACGCGACCGGCGCGGGGTGTCTGCTTATCCATCGCGAGGTATTCGACAAGATACCGGAGGGTTCGCAGTATCGCTGGTTCGAGCACGAACGTGAAGGCCAGCAGATGTTTGGCGAAGACTTCACGTTCTGCCGAAGAGCGCGCCAGGTCGGCTTCCAGCTATACATAGACACGGCGGTACATGCGAAGCATATCAAGACCAGGTATATCTAGCGCGCGGGCGCGATAACGCGCGGGCGTACAGGCTGCACTAGACGGTCACGCTCGCGTACGGTAGACTACCCGTGTGCTGGTCCAGAAAACAGTGGTCCCGTTGCCCCCAAGCTTCAGACCGACTCTTGCCCTGGGCCAGCACACGGAGAGGAAGCCGGAGTAATTCCATGCCAGCGCACACCAAACCTCCTGCCCGCCGTACGGGGGCAGGAACTGGACGAGGCGACGACCCACGCTTTATCAGGGTCAGTACCGGTGTTGCGTCTGACAAGAGCTTCCCAATACCCACTGCGGACCCGAAGTGGCACCCGAAGGCCAGGAGCTGGTACAACTCGCTCAGGCGTTCTGGCCACTCGCAGTGGTTTGAGCCGTCGGACTGGGCAACAGCTGTCGCTGCGGCTGACGCCTATAATGTGTTCCTACGGTCGTACAATGCTAGTATTCTAGCCCAGTTCGTTCGGCTCAGTGAGCGTCTTGGAGCGACACTCACTGATCGCAAGCGCAGCCGTATTGAGCTGGAGGAGCCCGTGCTGGAAGATGAGGATGAAAAAGCAGCTGACGAGGCAGTCCAAGGATGGCAAGGCCGTCTGCATTCTGTCCAGTTAGCTATTACCGACCAGGTTGGCGAAACAGCCTGGCGTAAGGTGGTAGACGGGCATGTCCAGCATTACAGCAGCAATTGTTAGCGTAACTCGAAATTCCACGGGAACTGTCACCTAGCACGCCCTTCACTGTGCATAAGTGAGGTTATCGAACTAGCCTAACTTGTACCGTGGGGGTACTGCGTGCTTAGCGTGTTCTGGGGCGATTCGTTTATTCAGTGCGTCATGGTCGCATATGGCACCTTGATGCTGTTTTCGTTCTCGATATTCTTTGGCCTGGGCATACTTCTCGCGCGCTACTTCAAGCCGCGCGGAGAACATCGTTTGTGCCGTGTTGATCGTTGGGGTGACCGCTGATGGCACCCCACAGCACAGTCGCGCCCCGCGACCGTACCGTGACAATACCGGACGGTATTCCCAAGTTGACTCTCGGCTGGGAAGCCATTCATTGGGCATCCAAGTATCTAAGGCAGCCAGATGGTCCTAACACTGGTGAGCGGTGGGAGTTCATTGAGAGTCAGGTACGTTTCATTCTGTGGTGGTACGCTCTCGATGATCGCGGCAGATGGCTTTTTTATCATGGTGTCCGTCGATACCCCAAAGGCGCGGGTAAGAGTCCTTTTGCCGCTGTCCTATCCCTGATCGAGCTATTGGCACCAGTACGCCTCAAGGACTTCGACAAGCGGGTCATAGGAGGATGTGTTGGTCGGCCAGTGGGTATGCCCTTGGTGCAAATTGCAGCAACAAGCCACGATCAGGCTAATGTCAATACGATGCGGATGGTGCGTGCGCTCCTCCCACCCAAATCACGGATACGTGGTGATTATGACGTTGAGACTGGGAAGACTGTTTTCCACATCCCCGGTGGCGGACAGCTCATGGTCATCACTTCAAGTCCTGTATCAGAAGAGGGCGCGCTCGTAACATTCGCAATCCTTGACCAGACAGAGAGCTTCTACCCTGTTAATGGTGGTGTCGCGCTCGCGGAGGTTCTCGACCGTAACGTCGGCAAGTCAGGTTCACGACTACTGGAGACGAGTAATGCCTGGACTCCCGGTCTGGAATCAGTTGCAGAGAATACCTTTGACGCCTGGGTCGCTCAAGAAGAGGGCAGACTACGCGGTCGCGGACGTATCCTCTATGATAGCAGGATGGCTCCACCAGACATTGACTTCGAGGACGACGAATCAATCCTCAGAGGTGTACAGTATGCTTATGGCGATGCATTTTGGGTTGATGCCGACGACATCGTCCAGAACCGCATCCTCAGCCCAAAAAATCCGCTCGATGTTTCTAAGCGGTATTATCTGAACTGGCCTGAGGCCGCAGAGGATGCTTGGTGTACACAGCAGCAGTGGTCGAAGATGGCGGACCCTGCGTTCTACATCGAGGACGGCTCCGACATTACAATGGGCTTCGACGGTAGCCGAGTCAATGACGCTACGGCCTTGATAGGATGTCATGTCAAGACAGGCTTCACGTTCAGCCTAGGCATCTGGGAGACTGATGATGGCCGGGTGCCGATTCCCGTATATGAGGTCGACGCGGCAGTCAAGGCAGCCAAGGAGCGGTGGAACGTCGTTGCGTTCTTCGCCGATGTCAACGAGTGGGAAGAGCACACCAAGATAACCTGGCGAGATATGTTTGAGGAAGACTTGCCAGTCTGGTCGGTCCCCGCAGGACGCGACCCTCAGCCCGTGGCCTGGGATATGCGCTCGCACATCGCGGAGTTTACCATGGCGTGCGAAATGGTGCTAGGCGAGATTGAGAGCGGGACGTTTGTGCACGACGGCGACAGCTTCCTCGGTCGCCATGTTACGAACGCTCGGCGACGCCCCAATAGGTGGGGAACCAGTATCGCCAAGGAGAGCCCGAAGTCATCACGCAAGATTGACGCGTGTGTGGCGATGATAATGGCCCGCCACGCGCGGAGGCTGGCCCTATCGAGCAAGACGCTCAAGGAACAGCAGAAGGAAGCTGAGCGCGTTCACAAGCGAGTTGTCTGGAGCTTCTCATGATAGTCGACCTTGCGGATGTGACCGAACTCGGTCAGCAGATGCTACAGCTCCGAGCAATGGAGCAGACAAGACTTGACAAGATTGCCCGCTACATGCGCGGAAAGCATCAGCAGCCGTACGCGCCCAAGGGAGTCAATGCTGAGTATCGTTGGATCATGTCGAAGGCCAAGCGCAACTTTCTGCCGCTTGTGGTATCCGTGATCTCGGAGAACTTGCACGTAGATGGTTACAAGCCATCCGGCACCACGACTGTCGAGACGGCATCCAGTACTGATCCCGACGACGCCTGGGATGCGTTCCGCGCGAACCGTATGATCTCTCGTCAGCACGGTGTTCACCGGTCTGTTTGCAAGTATGGCTCGGCTTACACCGTGGTTCTCCCGGGCACGATGGCACGGGATGAAGAGCTGGAGGCTGACGATGTGCCAGTTATGCGTCCGGTTAGTCCTCGGCGGATGACAGCCTTCTACGCCGATGACATTGACGACGAATGGCCGCAGGTGGCTATTGAGGTCCGCGTCACCGGTAACCCGATGCAGTATAACGAACAGCGCGTGATAGTGACGCTCTACGATGATATGACTCGTTACATCCTTGTTAGCAATACGACTGGCGTTGTGTCGAATGTCCAGCAGATTAGTCTTCGGATAGCTGACCCCAGCGATCCGTTCATCAATGGCCAGGCCCCCATCATGAACCACGGGCTTGGAGTTTGCCCTGTCGTCCGCTTCCTGTATGAGGCCGACCTCGATGGCGAGACTGACTGCTCGGGCGAGGTCGAGCCGCTCATCCCAGTTCAGGACCAGATCAACGCTACAACGTTCAATCTAATGATGGCCGAGCAATACCAAGCATTCAAGCAGCGTTGGGTCACTGGTATGGCCCCGTCAGACGAGTCAGGCCGTCCCAAGCCTCCATTCCAGCCCGGTGTCGACAGAGTGTGGGCAGCCGAGGACGCGGCAACCAAGTTTGGAGAATTCACCGAGACGCACCTACAGCCATATATCGACAGCCGCGAAGCCGGTATCAGGCACATGTCAACAATCTCCCAGGTTCCTCCGTACCACCTACTGGGCCAGATTGCAAACCTATCAGCCGAAGCGCTGGCCGCCGCGCGGGATGGACTTGACCGTAAGATCGAGGAACTCCAGGCAATCCTGACTGATCCATGGCGGAACTGCTTCCGGCTTAATGCGCTAGCTTCAGGCGACAAGAAGGGATGGAATGATCTCAATGGAGAAGTCGTCTGGCGTGACACCTCGGCTCGCGCCTTCAGCGCAACTATTGACGGCCTTGGCAAGGCTGCTCAAATGCTTGGCATCCCTGTTGAGGAGCTATGGCGACTCATTCCGGGCGCAACCGCAGACGATGTCAATGCTTGGGTGCGTGCAAAGCAGGAGTACACCGCGAAGGATGTCGTCAAGGATGCTGTCGCCGCAGCTATGCAGAGTCAGCCTCAGTACGCCAACGTTCAGCAGCAGGTCGGCGGAGGTTCCGGCGGTGGCGGTGTTCAGACGTCAGTTCCCGTACAGGTGCCGGCTGGGACAGTTGGCAAGGTAATCGGGACGAACAAGGCCAAGGAGAGCAAGCTGGCTACGGGTGGCGGTGGCGTGAATGTCCATTGATACGACTTTCGACCGCCGACCGCAAACAGACCGGGACGCGATTAGGGGCCGCGAAAAGGCCGACCCTACCCGAGTTAGCCGAAACCGTAGTTCAAAGCCTCAGCGTGCCAGCCGTTTCGTATTCAGTGGCACGTCCGGTCCTCTCGCCGCTATCTCGCCCGACCCACCACTAGCACTAGATGCACACTTCGAGGCTGATCAGGGATCAGTCAGCGATTACGTCAAGAACGCCATCCGGGCGATGTGGGATGCGCATATAGACCCCGAGCGGTTTTCGGCAAGCTGGAAGGATCTTGGGCCGATCATCAAGATCCTTATTGCCCAGGCATATGCAGGCAGTGCCGCGAACGCTGCGGAGTATTATCGCAATCTACATGTAGTGCACGGCCTCGACTATCCAGTGGTGCGGCCTGCTGGGTTCGGGGCCGCGCACCTCAACCGGATGGCTGGTTCCGTTGCAAACGGGACCTTCTACCATCACCTGAACACGAAGGGAGAGGAACCGGGCATGGCATCGGAAGTAGCGCGCAACACAATGTCCGGTGCCGGTGCCCGGTTCGCCCTGAACGGCGCGCGGAATACGATCACTGGCGCCGTCGCTCGGGACCCTGATGCACTAGGCTGGGAACGGCTACTCTGTCCTGGTGCGTGTTCATATTGCGCTAGTCAGGCAGCGAAGGGTCCATTCAAGCCTGGCAACACCAGCTTCCGCGCGCACGACTACTGTAGCTGTCTCGCTAAACCTGTGTTGCGCGGAGCTAACGATAGGCCGAACGCAGAACTGCGAGACCAGTGGAACCGCATAACAGAAACATTCACCGGCAAGGAAGCGAGAGCTGCCTGGGACAAGTACTGGAGAGAACATGGCCGGGACGACGAAGACACCTCACACTGAGACAGCGGCAGGACGCCGAGAGGCTGCTGCGAAAGGCGCGGCTCTACCGAGCAAGAGCGGTGGGGCTCCGCGTTATCCAACGCCGAACAGGGCGTACCTAGCCAAGGCCATCAAGGCCGTTGGCCGGGGAAAGGGTGATCACGCCACTATCCGGCGCTACCTGATCCGTCGTGCCAAGGCCCTGGGCGCCATGGACATGATACCCGACAGCTGGAAGTCAGATGGGAGTAACTGATGGGAGGAACTGATGGCGACTAGCCAGAGCAAGAGCAAGACCAAGCAGCAGGCCCAAGAGGCCAAGTCCGACGACAACGATGATGACGAGGACGAGGAGGACGACAACGACGAGGACGACACCAGCAATATGACCCCAGCGGAGAAGCGTGAAGCAGCATTCCGGCAGCTGCTCTCGCGAAGGAAGGGAGCCAAGAAGTTATGGCAGCTCAAGTAGGTGCCGATTACACATATCAGCCACAGCATGGATCTGGCTTTGGGCACAATGCGCTCGGCCAGCCGCTGAGCGCGGAGATGATCGAGCTGGACCTGAAACCGGGTACCCCAGTGACGGTCCACTCCCTTGACGAGGACTCCGGCTGGCCCATCGTCGAATGGACAGACGATAAGGGCCTGGGCCGGATGACTACGATCGAGCCGACAGAATTCGACAACGACTTCGCACCTGTTTAGGAGGAACAATGGCACTTCTATCAGCTGGCCAACTATTCCAGTACGCGGAACAGCAGGCCCTCAACGCTGTATTCCTGAAGGCACAAAGTCCTGCTGCCGCAGCCACGTATATGGCGCTTGACACGTCGGCTACGTCCGGTGTGCTCAACTCGACGGCCACTACCATGGCAGACGCATCCATTCACGAGTACGCTACCGCGAGCGGGTACGCGCGTCAGAGCTATGGCCCCGTTAGCGCTACGGCAGCCAGCCCATCGCTGATCTACAATACCGGCATCCTAACCTGGGGTCCGTTCACGTCCGCGCCCGGCACATGCAACTGGGGCATTTGCTGCACGCTGGCAAGCGGTACGGCCGCGAACACCATCGCCGCCTTCCTGCTAGCGTCGAGCCGTACCCCGGCCATCGGCGACTCGCTCCAGGCTGCGGCTGGTACTGGTTCGGCGGGTGTGGGCTTCCTCTGCCAGGTCTAGATGGCGACCATCGATATAGGTCTGGCGATCCCAGACCTCAAGATATTCGCCACCTATCCATGCAGCGCTGTGGTGGCCCCGCCGGCACACGGTTTCGCGATTGAGTGTGGGGCCACCCCGGCTAGCATGTACCGGCGTTATTGCACGACGCCGAGTCACGAGCGCGTGATCTGGCTGTGCCCGGTGCATGCATCGGTCGTTGCTGCCAACGCATCAATCTGTCGCGAGTGCGCGGAGATGGGAGGCGTGAGTCCTGTAATGTTGTTCCGCCTAACAGAGCCAGTTAGGATTCCGTAATTCTGGGAGGAGGTGAGAGCCAGTGGCATACACAATTACCGCGACTAACTCTGATGGTTCCGGTTAGGTTGCCGAAATGACTAGCCCAGTAGTCACTTTCTTGAATAATGCGTCCTCGAAGGTTGCGAATACCGGCATTACTACCAATGCCGCCTCTAGGACGTGGAGTGTTGGCGACTTCCTGGTTGCGCACGTTGCCATGGACCCTACTTCTGGGACTGTGTCCTTTGGGGCAGTGTCTAATTTTGGTGCGTGGGCCACAAGCATTGACATAGCTCAGGGATCGGGCACGTCTGGGGTACGCAGTATCGTGTCTTACTGCCAGTGCACGACTGGGTTTACTGGCACCGTGTCCGTTACCGCTACGATACCGTCAACGACTGCTAAGTCAATGAATTTGTTCGTCGCTACTGGTTGCGACACCACGACTCCAGTACGTGGTACGCAACAAATAGCTAGCGCTACTAATGCTGGCATCTCGCAAACAGTGACCGCTGGGGCTAACATTGACGCTACTGCTATGGCGTTTGGTGGTTGTGAGGGTCCAGGCGGGTCATCTAATATTGTCGGGACCGGTGGCTGGCCTGTTACTGGACCCCAGTCGGCGTCGACTGCCGGCACCACGGGCTCGGGCTCGGCGTCCAATATATCCAATGCGTATCAAGGCGAGTCGAATACTAATGTCGCGGCTGGCACCTCTACCGGAACGATGCAGGCCTCCATAAGTGGCGCAGCTAATGCAGTAATTCTAGTCATATTCGCCTCACCTTCTGGTAGTCCCGTTACTTATCCAGTAGCAGGATCTAGCACTTCTGTTTCCTATGCGAATGGTACCGTTACGCAGCAGATGACATTGTCCGGCTCATCTGACACTACCGGAAGTGATTCTGCTAGCGGAACATTGTCGCTAAATGCACTGGTATCTGGTACATCTGACACTACAGGAATTGATTCTGCTAGTGGTACAGTAAGTATTGTTTCGCCGAGTGCCAATGTCACCCAGGTAGGCACTCCCGCTGCAGTTACGATTCAATCGGGAAGCAACACCGGCAGCGTTACTGGCGTCTGGGGTACGGGACAGAACCGGACGGCTGGTAACTTGCTAGTCGCTAACGTTACCGCGTATGGCACTACTACTTGCGGTGTTATATCGACTCCCTCCGGATGGACGCAGCAGTATCAGATTGCCTCGGCGAACGCGCACGCTCAGGTAGCACAGTTTACTAGAGTTGCAACGGGAGGGGACGCGGCGCCAACCTTTACCGCGACCATGACTGGCACGGCGGCCAACGAGCGGATGTCATGTTCATTGTACGAACTAACTGGAGTAGGGTCAACTCCAGTATTCACGAATGGCAACGCTACGTCAGCCGCTACTCCGATGACGGTTACTTCCGGCGCAAATGTCCCTGCGTCCGGGTACTATGGATTGTCAGTCTGGCTTGCGTCCAATACGAGTGTTACTACCACAACGATCGGAACTGGGACTGGCTGGACCAACGTATCGGATACCGGAGCCACCTCCGCGCGGACTCACTCGCATGAGGACATTATATCCAACCCCAGCACGGGTGCTGTCCTTTCCGAGCAGTCCTCGATGACAGGTACGGTCTCGGACTTCACTGGCGGCATGCTGGTCATCGCCCCGTCTGGTGGCACTACATATTCATTGTCTGGATCGTCACCTGCCTCATCTAGCGCCAATGGGACGCTTGGCCTTATCGGAGCTATTGCCGGATCTGCTCCGTCCTCTAGCGCAGCGAACGGAACCGTAACACTTTCTATTCTGATCAATGCCTGGTCTTCTACGGCTAGCGCGGGCAGCGGTGCTATAGTTTCTGCAATGTCGCTATCCGGCTCGTCTGCGGCCGCTAGCTCGGCTAGCGGTACTCTCGGAACACTTGGTGCTCTAGCCGGTTCATCTACCACTACTTCATCAGCTAGTGGTGCTGTTACCTTCCAGCCGATTGTCGGCTCATCTTCTACTGTCTCGTCCGCAGCAGGCACAGTAGTTCTGATCGGCGTGGTGGCGGGGAGTTCGGTTTCCGCGAGTACAGCATCCGGTGCTGTATCTCGGTTCTCTCCGTTGACTGGGCAATCCACCACCACGCCCCAGGCTTCAGGTTCTATAGTATTGGTCGGGCTGGTGTCTGGATCCAGCTCGGCCACGGCCACCGCGTCAGGCGCTTTGGGGGCAATATCACCCACAAGCGGAACCGCTGTTGCTACTCCCGGCCCAGCCACTGGCGCGGTGGCCATCCAAATGGTTGTTGCTGGGTCCTCGATTAGCGTTTCGAGCGCGAGCGGGGTACTATCGGCTACTGGCGCGGTGACGGGCTCGGCCATCGCAGCAACCTCAGCCGCTGGGGCCGTAGTCCAGACTCTGTCCCTGTCTGGTCAGTCCGTCACCGCGTCTCACGGGGACGGCGTATTTGGCTCCGCCCTCATTTCTGGTTCGGCAGTGAGCCAGACGTCGGCCAGCGGCGTAGTCACGCAAAGCCTGATTGTGGCGGGTTCAGCGACTAGTGTATCGAGTGCTAGTGGCTCGCTGGGCGCTGTCTCGCCGCTGGCCGGCTCATCATCAACCGTAAGCGCGGGGTTCGGAACAGTAACCGCCACGCTTGTTATCAATGGTTCATCAACCACAGTCTCCACCGCGTCGGGTGCCCTCGGCAGGCTTTCGCCCGTTGCTGGTTCGTCAACCGCAATCAGCTCTGCCACCGGCGCGGTGGTAATACAGGCTGGGGCCGTAACATACCCGCTTTCTGGTACGGCCCTGGCCCAAAGCGTCGCGAATGGATCCGTGTCCCTCTTCGCGGCGTTGACTGGCACATCAAGCAACGTGTCGGCAGCGAACGGCACGTTGAGTCTGAAGGGCGTGCTAGTCGGCAGTGCGGCGTCGGTCAGCGGTGCAACGGGCTCCATCAGCCTGACCGGCGTCGTTGCTGGTAACGCCACCTCGGTCAGCACTGCTGCGGGCTCCATTGTGCTGGCCGGGGTGGTTACCGGATCTTCATTTACGCAGAGCCAGGGCTCAGGCTGGCTGGCCGGTGGGCCGATCTCCGGTACATCAAGTACAGCGTCTGTGGCGTCGGGCGCGATATCAGCCCGGCTAGTCCTAGCGGGTAGCAGCGCCAGCGTTAGCCAGGGCTCTGGTAGCCTGGCTATTGTTGGTCCGGCACCGCTAATCATATCTGGATTCTCGGCAACCGTTACGACCGCAAGCGGAGCGGTCGTAACGGTTATGGTGCTCTCGGGTAGCTCGCCTAACCTCTCGTCCGCGTCGGGTAGCCTCTCGTCCCACGGAGCCCTGACGGGGACCTCCTACGCTTACCCAGCGGGCTTGGGGACGGTCGTCCTGGTCGGCGTCGTCTCGGGGCGCGCGGATAATGTGGGCAAGGCGTACGGTAACCTGTCGCTGCTCGCCCGGCTATCCGGGTCGTCCGCGACACCGAGCCGGGGCGACGGCTGGATAGGGTTGCCCATCGTCGTAGGCTCACTACCCGACGAGGTAACTGCCATCGTATGGGTCAGTAACGAACTTGGCGCGGAGCTGAGCGTAAATGTCCTGTCGGCCGCGGTCATTGCGGATAGCGCGTCTGCGTCGATTGAGGTCGATTCCGCTGGGGCTACTATCGAAACTAACGAAATCCGTGCAACGGTAACGTAGGAGTGACATAATGGATATGGTGGCGCTATTCTTTAAGCAGGGAGACGACATTGTCGTTACTGCTCGGTACGCTCAGATACCAGATGGGACCGGCATGACGGCCTCGTTCTACATCAAGGATGACAAGACGACGTCAGACATAGACCCGAGCGTTCTGGTATACGATAGCGATGTAGTAGCTGACCCTGAAAACGCGGGCGCTACCTTGTCGAAGTTCACGATCCCATCCGAGGACACCCAGGTAACTGGAGCATGGTGGTGGAAGATCAGGGTCTTCGATCCATTTAGCAATGTGAGGACCGCTAATCAAGGTCCACTTCTCATCGAGGCGGTGTAACATGGTAGCTGGACGCGAGGTATCGCCAGAGGACGTAGAGAATACAGAACGTCTGATGCACTACTGGGCCGAGGGTAAGGGCGCAGCCAAGATACGCTGGGGCGTTCCCGGCGACTTCGACAGATGTCGTACGCATTTGAGCAAGTACGTCGGCCCTGAGGTTATCGACGGGCTCTGCTCGAATCTACACCAGCGAGCTACCGGCGCCAGGCCAGGGCACGCACCGTCAGAGCAAAGGTGACCCGCGCGGATATAGAGCGTTTTAGCTAGGGCTAGACGTATCCGCGCAGGGGCGCTATAATCTACGCGAGCAAGGAATGGGAATGAGCGAATCTGCAGTCGAAGGACAAGTTGGCGACACCGGAGTGGCTGAGTCTACCGGTGTTGATGCTGCAGGCCACCCTGAAGACCAGGAGGCCGAAGAGCAGCTTCACGAGGTCATGCAAGCTGAGGACCCCGACGAACTGAAGAAGCAGCTAAACCACTGGCGCAAGACAGCCCAGCGGCACGAGAAGACCGCTCGGGAGAATGCTGCCGCAGCCAAAAGTTGGCGCGAGCAGGAGGATGCCAACAAGTCCGAACTACAGAAGGCGCAAGAGGCCCGGCTAGCTGCTGAACAAGAGCGAGATGCCTTGGCAACTCAGCAGAACCGGATGCTCGCTGCCGCCGCGAATGACCTGTCACCCGACCTGATCGAGTACCTTGGCGATGGAAACGCTGAGGAGATCAATGATCGGGCAGCAACACTGGCCAGGCTCATTGAGGAAGAAGTCACCAGCAGGATCGAATCGCGCTCGAAGTCAACAGCGGGAAATGGTCGTCCGACCGTGCGTCAGCAGACACCTGTCGGCTCCCTCCGGGCTGGAGCGCAACCGTCCACTGGCGCCAACCTTTTGGGTCCTGAGCAGTTGTTCCGGCAGCTCGTTACCGGAGACGACAGCTAGCGCGAGCGCCAAAAATTAGCTAGTTTAGTTAGTATCCGCGCCCGCGCGGAAAGAGCAATAATGCCCACGTACAACACGCATGTTGCGCGTACTACGACGGGCTCGGACCCGCTTATTCCTGAGCCGCTGGCAGCCAGCATCATCCAGGAAGCTCCCACGCAAAGCGCGGCCCTGAGCCTGATGAACAAGACAACCCTTTCGGCCAAGACCCAGCGCATGCCCGTTCTCGACGTGCTCCCTGTTGCGTACTGGGTCGGTGGCGACACCGGCATGAAGCAGACGACCATGGAACAGTGGAAGAACGTTGTCATGGTCGTCGAGGAACTCGCCTGCATCGTACCGATCCCTGAGGCGTACCTAGACGACGCGGATGTTCCGCTGTGGGGCCAGATTCAGCCGCGTATCACCGAGGCCGTCGGCCAGCTGATCGACCTCGCCGTTCTCTGGGGGATCAACAAGCCCGTCACCTGGGGCGAGTCCGTGTTCGCGGGTGCCACCAAGTCGGCCCACACGATCGTCCAGGGAACGGGCGTCGACCTCGGCCAGGATGTGACCAAGCTCGGCGCGCTCATGGCCTTGACAGGATTCTCAGTCAACGGCTTTGCAGCAGCACCCGGTACGTCATGGAACCTTGCTGGATTGCGTTCGGCGCAGGGCGTGCCGATCTACCAGCCTGATATGACCGGTAAGCCCGGCGGCGTTCTGTACGGGTACGGCATGAACGAGATCAACAACGGCTCTTGGCAGAGCGGTGTTACCGGTGGCGCGGTCATGCTGGCCGGCGACTGGTCTAAGTCCATCATCGGTATCCGTCGCGACATCAGCTTCAAGATGTTCACCGAGGGCGTCATCAGCAATGACTCTGGCGTCGTCATCCTGAACCTGATGCAGCAGGACACGGTCGCCATGCGTATGACGATGCGTCTTGCGTACGCGACCGTCAACCCGGTCACAATCATGCAGCCGACCGCCGTCATGACTGGATCCAACCCGCAGCGCTGGCCGTTCGGCGCGATCCTACCGACCGGCGCCACCGGCAACCCGTCCGGTGCCATCAGCTCGATCCAGGCACCTCCCTACCCATACACCGGTAGCTTCGCGTACGAGCCGCAGGCCGAACTGGACGTCGAGAACGCGCAAGAGGTCGAGTCGTACAAGGCCCAAGAGCGTGCGGCCGACGAGATGCGCGAGGACGCCCGCGAGGGCAACAGGCTCGCCGTCGAGCGGCGCCAGTCGCGTCGGAGCCAGGGCCAGCGTGTCCAGGATCGCGGCGAGGAAGGCGAGCGCCAGGTCCAGGAGCGCGAACAGGGACGCCAGCCTCGTAAGCAGTAGGAGTAGCCGGTCATGACGAACTACCTGCAGGGCAATCACAGCGCTACCGGTGCTGGTACCGGTCGCATGGATGCTGGGGCTGGCAACACCTTCGGCGTCTTCACGCTCCGCGTCGTCACTCCATCTCCGACTACGGTCGTAGCGCTGGAGACGAGCCCAGACAACACAACGTTCACCGAGGTGGCGCGCTGTACCGGAGATGGCTGGGCCTTCGCCCGGTCTGATCATAGGCAGCGTTACGCCCGGCCGAACGTTATCAACATGGGAGGTGCCGCCGGCATCTCCTCGAACATCTGCAGCTATCCGTGACACATCCGACTGATGGTTCGCTACCCACCCTGGCATCTCCAGATGACATAGTCGCCAGGCTGGGTAGGAACCTGAACCAGACAGAGGCAGCGCGCGTGGACGCCATGCTCAAGGACGGGAGTGCCATTATCCGTCGACGGGCGCGGAATACGTTCATGTACACAGCTGCAGATAAATTGACCATCTCCGCGTCGGATGGTATTATCGTGCTGCCTCAGCGGCCGGTCTACAGCGTTGGATCGGTCGTAGCTCGCTCAGGTATCAAGTACGTACCGGACATCCCGGTTACCTGGTACATCTTCGATGGCGTAGACACGGTCACGATCCCGGAGCCGCGCCATTCAGGAATCATCAACCTGCCTACGTTCTGGTATAGCGTGGCGTGGTACAGCCATTCGTACGATGTGGTTTATGAGCACGGATACCACGATGTACCAGCAGATATCAACGGGCTGCTATGCTCCGCGATCATCTCGGAACTGTCGACTCCAACCATGTCAGCTACCCTGCAGAGCGAGTCGATCGGCGCGTACAGTTATAGCATGCGTCGTAGCTACAGCGGAGGTGCAGGTGGCGCAGGGGGCGGAGGCGCAATGGCCGGTATCTATGCGGCTCTCCGTGACTTCGGTATGGACGAGATACTAGGGGACTACAGATTTAAGGTGGGATCAATACCAGTAAGGCGTAGTTGATGTACCCAGCACTACCGAATGGCCAGTACGTGACTCTTCGGCATCGCGTGGTGGCAGGTCGAGACGAATACAACAACGACACCCTGGCTTACACCGAAGTGCAGGTCGGCCCTTGTTCAGTGCAGCAAACTAGCAGCCGGGAGGTAGCAAGCAACTTCACAGATCAAGTAGTGACGGGCGTCCTGGTGTTTATGCCCTACGGGACTGACGTTGCGTATCTCGACGCCATCATCCTGCAGGACGGCACAGAGTACGAGGTAACAGCAGATCCAGATAGTTGGGTGTCCCCGTTCTCCGGCCATACCGCGCCCGTCCGCGTCACCGGGCAACTCGTGAAGGGAGCAGAACCGTGAGCGACTACACGCCAGACAAGATCGGTATGGCGGCGTTCCTGACGTCTGAGATGCTGCTACGGGTAGTCGAGCACCACGCTCACATCATCATGGACAAGGCGATAGTCATGGCGCCGGTCGGTGAAGACGAGGACTATCACCCGGGGCGATACAAGGCCAGCTTCCATGTACGGTCCCACCACCTTGGCGGGGCTACCGGTGACAGGGTTGAGGCGATCGTGTATAACGACTCGCCAGAGGCCAAGTACGTGGAATATGGTCATCGAGGCCGTGAGCCATATCACACGCTACTGCGAGCGGCGCACGAGCTGAGGATGTAACATGCCATTTGTCCAGAGGGTAACTCCGCTTCCAGATGTCGAGATGGCGCTACTCTATGCGCTCGGGCAGATGGAGCCGAACATCCGCTTCGTGACTACAATGCCCACTGGCGACCTCACAAAGATGACGGCGCGGATTAGGCGCGTAAGCGGGACGGTAGGGGTTCACATCTGGATGGACCACCCAGTTGTAGACATCGACATCTGGGGGCAGATCGACCAGGGTTACGGCAGTTCAGAAGTATCGCAAGCCGCGCGGAGTATCCAGGCTGATATGCAGAGCCTGATGAGCGCAATAACTTTGAACGGAGTAATTCAGCATATAACGGTAATCAGCGGCCCCAAGATGATATCGGAGGTTAACACCAAGCTCGTTCGCAACAATGCATCGTATCTTGTACGGATTCATCCATAGGAGAAGGAATGACGCAGGAAACCGCTCAGAGCCGTAACCCCCAGGTCACGACTGACAACCCCAGCCTGCTCGGGCTCAACCCGCCCGCGACAGGCCCCTACAAGGACAACAGCCTACTCTTCGCGGCCGGTGATGTGGTCGTGTGGGTGGGACAGCCCAACCTTGGAGCACCGGCCGGATTCGAAGACGCGAGCAGCATCTCCGCGGCCACATACAAGTGCCTCGGCTGGGTCGATGTCAGCGGCTACATCTTCAAGCTCGATGAGACGCTCAAGGACATTCCGGCAGCGGGTGTCCTGACTCCGGTTCGCTCGATCCTGACCGGTGGTACCAAGTCAGTTCAGGCCACGTTCCTCGAAGGCATGAATCCGAACGTCCTGGCTCTATACGACGACGTGCCGATCTTCCCTGCGACAAGCTCGCCGCTCAAGGCTAGCACCGCGTCCACGTCGTCTCTCCCCGCTAACTCAGCGGTCTACGTCATTCCCGACCCGCCGGCAGACAACCGGTACTCGCTGATCTTCGACAGCATCGACGGCGTTAAGCAGGAACGTCTGTACGCCCCGTTCGCCAAGGTGACCGCTCGCGGTAACCGTCAGGCGCAGCAGGGCGACATCATCACGACGGACCTGACGTTCACGTTCTACCCGGGTACGATCGGCGCTAACACGTCGGCCGTCGCCCAGCGCACCGTGAACTACGGCAAGTCCATGACCTCCTACTTCACCTAATAGTAGAATGGAGAGCCCGCCATGGCTGAGCCAACAACAAGACTGCAAGATGTGAGCGAAGAACTGCCCGAGGATGTCGAGGACGTTGATCTTGACCTCGACCTCGAAGACGATCAACTACGTGACGAGCGCGTCGGCCGCCCGACTACAGTACGGGTCAGCGGCGAGATATTCCACATTCGTCATCCAGGAGCCTGGCCGGCCTCTGCCATGCGCGGGGCCAGCCAGGGCGACTGGGATACCTGGGCCCAAGGGGTAATTGACGACCCCAAGGAACTGTCAGCATGGATCGACCTTGACTTGGAGAACTACCAGGTCGAGGCCGTCTTCGACAAGTGCGGACAGAACGCCAGGCTAACAATGGGAAAATCTCAGAGGCGCTCTGGATCACGTCGGGGTACGCGGAGGAAATAGAAGTTGACCTACAGCGATACTACGGCATCGACTACAGGGATTTGTTCCTTCCCGATACGAATCTTACGTGGCGTCGCTTGCTAGTGCTGCTTCGACATCTTCCACCGGAGAGTGTCTTGAATACCGCAATACGGAATGACACGCCCGAGAGCAAGCTGGTCAAGTCCAGTGAGGGCTCTGACCCTTCGCGGGGACGGTGGAGCGCTGCTGAGTCCATGTTGGCTGCAATCTTGGACGAGATACGGATGGGCAACTGGGCCTACGTACAGGTACACTCTGAGCAAAGCGTACCTAGGCCAGACCCGATCCGGCGTCCAGGCGTGTCCGGTCGTCGCGGTAAGATCATGACTCTCGAAGACGCAATGAAGATCGACCCGCGCCTGCGCGGAATGGAGCCTGACGAAGCTCAGGCGTTCCTAGATGGGATGAGAGGCCGTGGCTGACTCAATACGGATTCTGTCCATCGTAAACAAGATGGCATCGACGGCATGCCGGGACAAAGTTTATAGTGTCGTACGGGTCCGTATCATGTATCTGCGCCCAGTCATGCGCTTGCTTAACTATGCAGAAGAAGCATGTGTACAGGGATGCCTTTCCCCTCACTCTGCGAACTCGGTAATGGAGGGCTACGACCCCAGCCTCTCTACCCTTCCAGCATGGGTGGTCTTCTCCTATCCTGCTATGGTTCTCGGCTATCGTGGCGCAGCGTTGGCATACGCCGGATGTGTTACTATAGCCAAGCTTATTCACACCGCATATAGTGCACAAAGTGCCCCAAAGTGGGCTACGTCTACCCATGGTCAATTCCTGCCCTTCCTCCTAGCTCTAGTCTACCCAATTAAGGAGGGCCGTAGCTATTGCTGACGACATCTTTGTAGGTAGCGTATCTGTCGGCGTAGTCCCCGACCTACGTGGCTTCAACACCAAGCTGCGTCGTGATCTACTGCCTATGGCCAATGAACTTGGCAAGGCCATGGGCAGGGAGATCACCAAGGGTATAACCGATGGACTTGACGTCACCAAGATTATGAGGGACGTTACGGCCAAGGCTGTCCCGGCCTCCAGGATCATGGGCAACAAGATGGGGAGTGAGATCCAGAAGGGAATAGCCGAGACATTCTCTATCGCCCCAATCATAGTCGAAGCTACCAAGAAGGCCAAGGTGGCGGCTCGGATAGCCGGTCGCGATCTTGGCGATACTTACGGACGCGCATTCCGTCACGGCCTTGATGATGCGCTCAAGGGAATCAAGGCTAAGGTCGATGTCGACATAAACAAGGCATCCCTTGCGAGGGCTAAGGCCGAGGTCAGGCATAGTGTTGGTAGCGTTAAGGCCGATGTAAGTGTTGGCACCAGTGAAGTCCAGAAGGCAGAAAGAGCGCTTGGCAGGGGTGGGGGTGGCGGTATCATCGCTGGCATTGGTGCCCTGATTAGATCGCTCCCCGGTGGTACGTCAGGTTCTATTGCAGCTGTTCCGACCTCAGTCGGCATACCGGCTGGTATTATTGCTGCGTCGGCGCTACCATTCATCGGGCAAATGCTAGCTGGTGTACCTATCGCTGCCGGAGGCGGTGCTCTAGCTGGACTAGGCATCGCGGGCGCGTTCGGGATAGGCGGGACGAGCCCGCAACAGGTACAACAGGCCCGGTTGGCAAATCAGGCCGCTAACGCGCGGGTAACGGCGGCTCTTGCTAGGGTCGCCCAGGCAAGAGGCGGGGGTGCCGCCGCGAGCCCTCTACAGATTCAAGCCGCTCAGGATCGGCTAGCCGCTGCACAGGCCAGGTTGGCCACAGCGCGCAGTAGTGGTACGTCTGCGGCTGCAATCCTGAGCGCGGAGGCGGGGGTTGCGAGCGCGCAGGATCGAATTAACAGGCTACGCGGTACTGGCAAGGTGAACACCGCTCAGCTAGCGGCGGCGGAAGCTCAGTTGGCGGGCGCTCGGGCAGCTCAGTCAAAGGCGAGTACCGCATACCATAAGGCGCAGCAGAACGAGATCACCAAGAACCAGATGGCGGCTCGCCAGGCGTTCATTGACCTGAAGAACACTGCCGTACAATCGCTGACGCAGATCGGCGCTCCTATGGCGCCAGTAATGAAGCATATCGCTGATACAGCGCGGGGTGTGCTTCAAAAACTTACCCCCGTATTCAAAATAGTTGTTGCTGATATAGCCGGGCCATTCCAGACGTTTGTCGATACTATTCTCAAAGCGTTTCAGGACCCGGCAACTCAGGCGGCGATCGAGGCTGTAGCAGGAGCTTTTGTAGATGTACTGAAGGCGTTTACCCCTGATATCAAGGGGATAATGGATTCGTTCTCTGATGCAATCAGGCGCATCGCAGACTCTGTGGCTAAGAATCCGAAGGCGTTTGCCGACTTCTTGAACTTCGTGTTCCAGCTCGGCATTATGCTTCTAAACGCGGTCGCATACCTGTCAGACTTTGCATCGTACATCGAGCAACACTTCATTCCTGCGGTTCATCATGTCATTAACTTCTTCAAGGGCATTGGCATTAACCTCGGAAAATTCTGGCACGCTGTCATCGACAACTTCAAACAGTCAATCGGCATCATCATCGACATACTGAAGTTTTTCCGCGACATATGGACAGGTCACTGGTCTGCGGCGGGACACGACATAGTAGACATCGGTAAGCGCTTTTGGCGTATCATTGTCAACGACTTCAAAGTTATTATCCCTGATCTACTACGCCTAATGGGCTATCTCGGTTCCCATTTGGTTAGTATTGCCAAGGGTGCGTTTGATCATCTATGGTGGCTGATCCTCAACATAGGTGACCGAGGACGTCACTCGGTAGCCAATCAGTGGGACCAGTTCCGGCATGATATGGCGACCATAGCTACCCATATTTGGCATGATATAACTGGGTTCTTTAGTTTGATGTGGCATCAAATACTCGGTGACTTCGATACGTTTAACAGAGCATATCTTGGTGCACTCAATAAGTTCAAAAACATGGTCCTGGGGTTTTTCAGGGATGCTATCAACTGGCTGTCAAGTGCTGGATCCAGTGTTATCCATGGTATGCTCAACGGTATCGACAATGCCATGAAAGATATCGGCAACTGGGTCAAGAAGCATATCGTTAATCCGATCGTCAATTGGGTGAAGCATCACTTCGGCATCGCGTCGCCGTCGACAGTAATGATGGGGCTCGGCGTAAACCTCATCGAGGGCCTGCTTAGGGGCCTGATGAAGAACTCTGGTAACGTCGGCAAGATCGTGCTGAAGATATTCGGCTCCATCCCCAACGCGCTCGGGGCTATTGTTGGTAAGGGCCTCATCGCCTTGGAGAAGCTACCTGCGAGCGCGATTAAGCTACTCGGTAGCGTAGGCGGCAAGATTGGCGGGTTCTTCTCGCACCTGTTCCACGGTGGCCCTGCCGGCCAAGGTGTTATGCGCTGGGCGGATCTTGTCAAGGTAGCCCTCATGCTGAACAACCTTCCCGACTCGCTCGCGGGCCGGGTACTATACCAGATGCAAACTGAAAGCGGTGGCAACCCGAACGCGATCAACCTCTGGGATATCAATGCTCAGCGTGGTGACCCGTCACGCGGATTGATGCAGGTTATTGGCTCGACGTTCGCGGCGTACCACGTACCAGGTACGTCGATGAATATCTATGATCCGCTCGCCAATATCGCTGCTGCCATCAACTACGCGAAGCATGTATACGGCCCTGGCCTTGGCGCGCTCGGCTCTGGTCACGGATATGCTGCTGGCACCGGCGGCGCTACACCTGGCTGGGCCTGGGTCGGAGAGCGTGGCCCAGAGCTAGTCAACTTTAGTGGCGGCGAGACCGTAATCCCAGCAATTAGGCTTGGAGGCTACGCTAGCGGAACATTGTCTGCGGCTGAGGCTATTGCCGCCCATAATAAGGCACTAGCTGAAGCAACGGCCGCTGCCCATCGATCGCAAGCCATGGCCATAGCGGCGGCTAACAAGATGGCTAATGCGGGCGCTACCCTCGCAGCGCGGATAGCAGCGATTACAGCCAAAACAACTCCCGCTACTTGGACAACGGACTTGAGGCTATTCTTCAAGGACCTGCGTCTCTACTTCAGCCCGAAGACTGCCGAAGCTCGGAGCAAGCTAGTCCAGTCGCAGATCAACCAGATGAAGTCGCTTCAGACGAGCATCACAAAGATGGATGCGAACATCACTAACGCCATTGCATTCCAGAAGCAGCAGTACAGCCAGCTCCGCGCGCAGACGGGTATCGGTACGATCGGCATTCAAGGCGTCGGGGCCGCAGGCGGGCGCTCGATCCTGGCCGGCCTACAGCGGAACCTGTCTTCGGCGCGGAGCTTCGGCCTGGCTATCCGCGACTTGTCAAGGGCTGGCGCCTCGCAGGCTGTGCTCAAGACAGTAGCGGCAATGGACCCCGCGTCAGGCTCGGTCTACGCGCGCAAGATGATCAGCGCGCTGAACAAGATGCATTCGATGAAGCTCTCGCCCGAGATGATCAACCAGCTCGTCGCGCTTGGGCCGGATGCCGCGCTCGCATATATCAACGCGATTCAGGCGGGTGGGCCATCGCTCCTGAAGCAGGTCAAGTCGACTGAGGCTGCGCTCGAAGCCGCGCGGGTGTCGACCTCGCGTGGGATAACGTCGGTTGTCTCGGGTGGCGCGTACGTTACTGGTGTTAACTTTGTGGCTGGGCTCAAGTCGCAGCAGAAAGCACTGGAGAAGCAGTTCGCCCATCTAGGCAAGGTGCTAGGCGAGGAGGCAATCAAGTGGATGGGCGTACCGTATAGCAAGCGCCCGCGCGGGTACGCTAGCGGTGGCTGGCTCAACGAGCCTGTAACCGGGTACGGCCTCTATTCGGGAGCAACGTACACATTCGCTGAGCATGGCCGAGAATATGTCATACCCGAAGGTGGCCCGACGCGCGGAGGCGATGGTGGTACGCAGTACATCGCTCACTTCGATGGTCTAACTCGTGAGGCGATTGAGTCTCATGTTCGTACGGCATTTAATGCTATGGCCTTGACACAGGGCGCGCTACAACGGAACGGTAGGAGGTCATTATGAGTACGCCACCGACACCGCTCCAGATTGATTACATTGATCCGGATGGCTTCGACTGGGATCTCAGCGACCTGTCGATGTCCAAGGGATACGTCTGTTCGGTCATAAACGGCATCGAGGGTATGCCGGTAGCTATGACTACGATTCCGCTACTCGACGGCACGGCTATTCCAAACACGTACCTTCCGCAGCCTGGCACAATAAACCTTGCTATACTAATTGGGCGTCCATCTAGCGATAATGAGAATGACTATTATACTCTGCTGGACCGGATTAACCGGGCATTCACTAACCGCAGGAATGATGCGCCAGCCCCGGGCTACATCCAGATCCAGAGGCCGGACGGTACGGTTAGGCAGATAGTCGTTTACACTACATCAGGTCTCAATACGCCGGATACTGTAGGCGTTACCAACTATACCGTGTATGTGTTTACGCTCCAGACTCCAGATCCGTTCTGGCAGGACCTTACTCCGCAATCACTAACGTTCGGTATGCCTAATGCCGCCGGTATCCTACCTCTGCTGCCGGTTGGATTCTCAGGCCAGGTTATCGGCAATAACACTATTGTGAACAATGGCCTGGCCTCGGCCTGGCCGCTCTGGACGATTACCGGACCCGGTACGCCTACTATCAAGAACATAACGACGGGCAGGCAGTGGTCGCTTAACACCCCTATACCGACCGGCAATGTTATACAGGTAGCAACCAAGCCTGGCACCCAGATGGCCGTGAACACTACGACCTCGGCTAACATATGGGACCAGCTCGTCCTTTCGTCTCTCCGCGACCTCTGGCCACTAGTTCCTGGAACGAACCAGATCAATGTAACCATGGCCGGTTCCTCAGCGAACTCAGCTATTGGCCTAACTTGGACCAACAGATGGCTGAGGGCTTAGACATGTACATAGAGGAGGTGTGAATTGCCGATTCTCCCGCTTCTGCCTATAAGCCTTCCCGGTCAGGAGCTAGTAGGTTCATCATCCACTTCCTCCGGTGCTAATGGTGCCATAGTCTCGACACTTAGTATCTCTGGCTCCGCGTCGCCAGTATCGTCTGCAAGTGGCGTTCTCGGCCTGAATGCTATAGCATCCGGCTCGTCGTCTGCTGCATCAAGTGCTAATGGCAATCTCGCCGCTAAGCTTATCATTGCCGGTTCATCCTCGGCAGTATCCGCCGCTAACGGTGCTATGGCCCTTGTCGGTATACTGGCGGGATCGTCCTCTACCACGTCGAGCGCCAGCGGTTCAGTTACAAGAGTGACTCCGCTCGCGGGGTCGGCATCATCATCAAGCTCTGGCTCCGGCGCGGTAACCATACAGACCGGTCCGCAGACATACCCTATAACTGGAACTTCGACCGCTACATCTGCGGCCAACGGCTCGGTAACGCAGATCATCATCATATCGGCTACGTCCGTACAGCTAGTGTCGGCGGCAGGGTTCATTGTTCAGTTTATCCTGATCTCCGCGTCGTCTAGCACGCCATCCTCGGCGGTCGGAAGCTTCGCCGCTGTCACCAGCATAGTTAGCGGTACCGCGTCGAGCGCATCATCAGCGGCTGGGACCTTCAAGCCGACTGTCCTTCTCACCAGCGGTATATCTATATCTGCATCTTGGGCGCAGGGAGGTTTCATGGGAGCTACTACCTATGACGTCAATTCACTGACGCGGAACTATTCAGCCGGTCTAGGCGCACTCCTGCCCGGTTCTGTATACGTGCCTCCATCCTCTGGTTCATACAATGAGGTATGGGTCGAGGTGCTCAACAGCAACCTTGTCAGCATGGGGCCAGTTCAGTTCATCAGTCTGACAGCCCAGCTCTATTACAATGCTGTCGGCTCCTGGACCGTAACCGTTCCGTACAGCGACGGGCTATGGAACCTTATGATGTCCGGAGATCTCATTGTCCATATAAACTGGCGCGGACTGTTTACATTCGGCGGCAAGTGCGAGTCGCCTGGATATAATGACTCCGTACCGGGAGCGGCTAGCGGGTCCTCCGTTGCCGGACCCTATATAACCCTCTCGGGCGCGGACTATCTCGCCCTAATCGCGAACCGGATAGCTTACCCGAGCCCTGGCGCAGCATGGAACGCCCAGACGGCCGCCGCGTCGGACCCAGTTAGCAACGTTAAGCTAGAGACGGCTATCAAGCATTACGTCACTAACAACATAGGGTCCGGTACCGTAGTGGCCAGGCGTATGACGCTGCTAGATGTAGCCGCCGACCTTGGACGCGGAGTGAACGTTAGCTACACAGTCAAGTTTGGCAGCGGAGTCAACCTCAACTTGCTCGACGTTATCCGTGCTCTCATATCGCAGGCGAATACAACGATGGGAGTCAAGATCACTCGGAACGCATCGACGCACAGGCTCACGTTCGATGTATACATTCCGCGCGACCTGACTGGCAAGGCCTGGTTCAGCGAATCACTAGGCAACCTCACGGCTATCAATTTTAGCATACAGGACCCGACCGTGACCGACTCGCTAGTCCAGGGCTCCGGTACCACGTTTGTGCAGAGGACCGCATCCGGACGGACGCAGTGGAACTCAGTCGAGGCGTACAGCGATAGCTCTAGCGAGACAGATATCAACAACATCAATACTACCGCGCAGGACTCGCTGCTACAAGGGGCGGCTGGGCCGACTATGAGCCTGACTGCTATCGACATACCATTCCTTACGTACGGCCGAGACTACGGACTGGGCGACAAGGTATCCGTGGAGGTCCGGCCAGGCGTAGTGTACAGCGACATAGTTACGGGCGTTACGCTAACTGCAGATCCGTCGCAGTCGCCGGAGATAACAGTCGTGCCTACTATAGGGCAATCATCTAACCCGACCGCTACCGACCAGACCGCAATAGGCCAGCTTACCGCGAGGATTCGAAAGCTGGAGAAACTACTATCAACATCGATGTGAGGAATCATGGCAGTTTACGATGCGCGACCCAGTGCTTTCACCCAGATGTCTACGACGGCTGAGTGGGAAAACTTCCTGTCTGGGATGGGTATCTTTGACGGAATTGACCCCAGTCAGGGTAGTGCGATGGCGCCATCGCTTGATACTCCCGGACGTAACGCCGTGATAGCGGCAGGGAATGCACTGATAAAGGGACAGCTGTGGCGCTGCGATGCCTCTGTCTCTACGGCCATCCCGGCCGCCTCTGCACAGGACAGGATAGACAGGCTCGTTATCCGGCTTACCCGGACGGCCTCTACTTCACCGACGGTAATCCAGCCAGTAATTATCACCGGTACTCCATCCGGCTCACCGGTAGAGCCTCCACTGGTTCAGACCACTACTGGTATCTTTGACATACCGGTAGCCCGTTGGACATCCACTGCGGCCGGGGCTATAACAAGCTTGGTCGATGAGCGGCAGTTCTCTAGGCAGCAATTGCTGGCCTATAAGGCTGCTAGCCTAGGCCGGGCTAGCCTTACCTCCCTGACGAATGACCCTGACCTACAGGTCATCGTGTCAGCTAATGCCGTATACATAGTAGAGGCATTCCTGTCATACAACACGCTCGCGGCCAGCGGCATAGGGTTTGCGTTCGGCTGGTTCGCGCCGTCTGGATTCGGCGGTCGTGTTGGTGTTACCTACAGGATGTCAGGGGATACTGCAACAGTAGGCGGTGGTGGTCCGGCGAGTACTGTCGATCTGCTATGGAACGAACATTGCGATAATGGCGGACCGTGGGGTGCAGGGGCAACCCCTGGCGATAACAAGAATCATTCCGTCATGGTAAATGGGCTCCTTACCCTCGGTGCAAACGGTGGGCCGTTCGGGCTCAGGTGGTGTCAGGATGCGTCAAATGTGACCGCACTTACCCTCAACCTGGGATCATGGCTAAGTCTTACGAGGGTGTCGTTATGGTGCATATTGATCTTGGCCCTAATACGCCTAGGATCATAATGATCCTTATCGGCATCGCTATCGTCGGGTGGATCATACTGGAACTAGCGACGACAGCATACGTAATCGATCACGTATAAGGAGGTCACATGCCTAAGCGACTGGTCAGATTCGGGGGCCGGTTCAGAAGCGACGAACTAGAGCGCGGGGAGATCGACCTAGAGCTACCCGAACCTAACCCTAATCCGCCGCCGGAAGACGAACGAGCTGAGCCCTGGGCTCTAGACGCGGGCTCTACCGAGCCGAAGCATCATAGACTACGCGACCGGCTAGAACATTACTGGAGGCATACCAGTGGTAACAATTAAGGAGAAGTGGATGCCTTCTCCGAACTACTCTACATCTCGGAGTGGGTATAACAAGATCGTACTTCACACCACTGAAGGCGCGATGGATATCACGTCTCTCGGCAACTGGTTTGCCAATCCGTCGGCAGGATGCTCATCCCATCATGGCGCGGATAACAGCGGCGATGTGTTCGGCGCGTACGTGTACGAGAATCACAAAGCCTGGACACAGGGCAATGCGAACCCGTATTGCCTTTCGCTGGAGATGTGCGCCTACGCTTCCTGGTCACGGAGTACATGGATCAATTCCAAGGGCAGGCTCCTCGATAACGCCGCGCTCTGGATACGGTACTGTGTTGACAAGTACGGCGTACCGTGGACGGTTCTAAACAACACGCAGGCTCAAGACCCGAATGTACGCGGTATCTGTGAGCATGTCAATTTCGGTTCATGGGGCTCTGGGCATCACGACTGTGGCTCTGGTTTCCCCATGGATGTCGTTATCGATAAGGCCAAGAAATTGGGCAGCTCCGGTAGCGCGCCCAGTACGGAGGAGTACATGAGTACTGTCGCAATTGACTATGACCCATCCGGCGCGGCTCACATGGCCTGCATCGGAGACAATCACCGAGTCTACTACAAGCCGCCTGACTCCACGTCCTGGCGCTCATGCGATGACGGTTCATACTCAATTCATGGAGTGGGCATCTCAGTCAAGGAGGGGCGTATCACTATAGTATACACAAACAAGGGCCACAACGCCTGTTCATACCAGAGTACCGATAATGGGGCTTCATGGACATGGCATAATCACGGCGGTAATCTACTGTAGCTATCGGCGAGGCGAATAACTACAAATACTTAGCTCGTTTAGAT